TTCAAATCCTATCCCAAGGCACGTGTCGGCCGAGCTACCCAACTCGAATCCCAGCAGGTGGAGGAGATGGAAATCAACGATGACATCTATGGGCTGGAGGACGGCTCAGCCGTCGACACCTCAACAGGAGAGGTGACGTCCAAAAAAGATACTGGTCTCGCTCCGGCGCCCGATACGTCGGCAGGCGTGACGGTCAATCCCGAGACTTCCTCCGAAAATGACGGGGAAGTGGATGATGTTTTTTAACAACCCTTAAATAGCAATGACAATGAACGATACAAACAGCAATCTCCCCATACTGCGTCAGGAAAACGTACAACTCATAGTGCAATCCGCTCCGGGCGCTTACGATACCAACGCCCTCTCGTCGTTCCGCTGCTCCGAATTCGGCAAGAATCTGCTTGAAGAGATAAAGCGCGGCGGAATGACCGATGAGCTTGACAAGCGTTGCGCCGAATTTATTGACAAGGCAAAGCGCACCGTTAAGGCCATGAACGAACGCCGTGCGCCTTTCACCAAGCTCTTCGACCAGATACGTTCCGAATTTACAGGAATGGAAAACGCCATCGATCCGGCCAAGAAGGATACGGTGCCGTTTCAGATTCAACAGGCACGCAATGCTTATGCGGCCAAAAAGCGCGAGATTGAAGAGCGAGCCCGTCAGGAAGAAATGCGTCGGCAGCAACGTGAGTTGGCCCTCACTCGCTATCGCCAGGAGGCGGAAGATGACTATCGTCGTCAGTTTGACGGGAAGGTAACAGCCGACATCAATACCCTTACAAGCCTCAACCAGTCACTCTCAGTCGAGAATTTTGAAAATGTCAGCGCGCAGATAAGGAATTTCAACGTCAATCTCGGCAACGAGTGGTTTCAGAACTGTCAGTCCTACGCACACAAGCCGTTTGAAATCAGCGACGCCGAGGCTATTGATATTCGTCAGGCCATCCTTAACCATCTCTCCAAACAGTTCAAAGAACAATATGCAAGCGAGGTCGGAGAATACCGTGACACTATTACCGATGCTTTACCTTCGAAGAAGCGTGAACTCGAGCGCATGGCAAAGGCTAATGCTGAAGAGCAGGCCCGCATGAAAGCCGAACTCGAAGCACGCGAAGCAGCGGAGGCACGTCGCCTCGACGAGGAACGCAAACACCGGGAAGAGGAGGCGGCCGCTGCCAAGAAAGCGCAGCAGACAGCCACAGAGGTTGATGGCCTCTTCGGTCAGGCAGCGATTGCCACTTCGGTGGGATATCAGCCCAAGACCTCTGTCCGTAAGCGTATCGTTGTCTCAGACCCCGAAGGCATTCTTGTTGTGATGGCTACGTGGTGGTCAAGAGAAGGCCGCTTCCTCTCAGTGGAAGACCTCGCCAAGATTTTCAAAAAGCAGGTTACGTTCTGTGAGAAACTTGCCAACGACAAGGACAATCCCGAATTTATTAATTCTCCTTACATCCGCTATGAGGACGAAGTTAAGGCTAAGTAAGCATGCATAATCCCGATACCTATTATCAGCGTAGTGAGGTCAGTAATTCTGACCTCACTGCCTTGAAGGAGCTTCTCTATCCTCGCCCTACGTTCGGCGACCGCGAGGCGGCTTTTCGCTTCGGATCAATTGTGGACGCCATCATTACTGAACCGACGCGGGTAGACTTCCTCCACATGACTATTGATGGGGAGCCGGTTGATGAGGAAGAGTTCCTTCATGCCCGGGAGATGCAACGGGCTCTTCGGGCAGAGGCACGCCACGACCCATTCCTTTCCAGAGTCCTTGAGCTTGCCGATACGCAACGATTCATGGTCAATAAGGCACAGGAGTTTGAGAACGGTGGATTCCGCTTCACGCTCCCTACTCGCTGTAAATGGGACTGGTGGCTGGATGTTGCAGGTTTTGGTGGCGATCTTAAGACCACCGCGGCCTCAACTCAAGCGGAGTTCATGCAGTGCGTCGACTTCTTCGACTGGGACCGATCACGTGCCTGGTATATGGATGTGGCCGGTTCTGACCGTGACTTCATTTATGCAATCAGCAAGAAGAACTGCAACATTTTCAAGTTATTCATCAACCGAGGTGATGACGTCTACAATCGCGGACGTGAAAAGTATGAAGACCTCGCTTTCAAATACTGGTGTTTCGTAGCATGAGCAGGCCATTTCGAAAATTTATAGACATCGATGTGATGCTTCGTGGCAGATTTGTTCACACATTCCGAGTTTCTATCCTCCTTGCCGACAGCATAACGTCGGACGGCAAGCCAGTCTTTTCGACTGAACGCCTGGGTGCTCATTTAGAATCGCGGCTACCGTCACTCAAAGGGCAGCCTTATGATATCTATTTCTGATATGACAGAGTTACAACATAATCTTAAGGTTGAGCCATATCCCTACCAACGCGAGGGTATTGAGGCGGGCCTGCGGTGGAAACGCTTTCTTATCGGTGATGAGCCGGGACTGGGCAAAACGCTCCAGAGCATTGGTGTGGTAGATTGCGCTGGTGCATATCCTTGTTTGGTAATATGCCCCTCTTCACTCAAAATCAATTGGCAACGCGAGTTTGAAAAGTTCACCGATAAGAAAGCGTTGGTACTTGACAACTCCGTGGCTACCACATGGCCTTATCTCCTGCGGATGGGCATGCACCATGTCGCCATCGTCAACTACGAAAGCCTGCGCAAGTTCTTCGTTTGGGACATTCACGCGCGCAAGAGCCAGTCGTTCCGGCTCAAGGATGTGGTGTTCTGCCCCGATATCCAGATTTTCAAGTCCGTGATTATCGACGAGAGCCACCGCGTAAAAGACCCCTCGGCGCAGCAGACAATATTCACGCGCGGCATAGTCGAGGGCAAGCAGTGGCGTATCCTCCTTTCGGGCACCCCGGTTGTCAACCGTCCCGCCGACCTCATCGCGCAGCTTTCCATCATGGGGCGCCTCGGAGAATTCGGCGGCAGATCTAAATTCCTGGCCGACTATGGAGGAGGGGAGATCTCCCGCGAGCGCCGCGGAAAAGATGATGCCGACGAGCCCCGCAACCTTGGCCGCCTTTCGGCTGAACTCTATTCGCGGTGTATGATACGCCGTGAGAAAGCCAAGGTGCTGACACAGCTTCCCGACAAGACGCGCACCGACCTATACGTCGATATTTCCAACCGTGAGGAATATGAGCTGGCCGCCGAAGATCTGGCGGAATACCTGCGCACCTATGCCAAATGCGAGGACTACGAGATACGCCGTAAGATGCGCATGGAAGCTCTTGTCAAGTTCATGACGCTGCGCTCCCTCGCATCCCGCGGAAAGGTCCGTCAAGCTGTCGATTTTGTCAGGACGTTCCTCGCCAACGGAAAGCCGCTTATTCTGTTCTGTTCGCTGCACGAGATTGTTGACGAGCTAAAAAAGGCCTTCCCCCATGCTGTCACCGTCACCGGGCGCGATTCCATGGCCATGAAGCAGGCTGCCGTCGACGCCTTTCAGTCAGGCAAGGCGCAACTGATAATCTGTTCCATCAAGGCCGCCGGCGTCGGGCTTACCCTCACGGCATCCTCAAACGTGGCATTCCTTGAACTGGCTTGGACTTATGCAGACTGTTGCCAATGTGAGGACCGCGCTCACCGTATCGGCCAGAAGGACAATGTAACGTGTTACTATCTGCTTGGTCGCAACACGATTGACACAGCGCTTTACAATATCATCCACAAGAAGAAATCAATCGCTAACCAAATCATGGCATCAAGCGATGATATTCCTACGGATGAAATGTATTTCAATGAATTGGTTTCAGCCTTTATGAATAATTAAACTCTCGACCCCTATGGCTGACCTGATGAATAAGCGAGAGCAGAGCGGAGTTTGCTCCGGCTATGCCGAGCGCCGAGGAAGACGCAACGCAGTTGACCTATGCAAGACTGATCTGGACAAAACCATACGCTACCTAAGGGACGCGATGGAAATCTACGCCGCATCCAGCCAGAGCAAGATGGCTAACCGGGCGCGGCTCATAGGAAAACTAATAATCAAACTCAATCAAATTCAAAATCCAAATGACGAAAAATGAATTAGCCAAAGAGCTGGCGGTTTCCGAGAAACTATGCCTCTCAACAGCATTCAAAGCTGTGGACGGAATTATCCGTGTCATCAAGGAAGCACTCGGAAAGGGTGAGGAAGTGACCCTGCGAGGCTTCGGAACTCTCTCCGTAGTCAAGCGCGAAGAGCGTAACGCGGTTCACTTCAAGACCAAAGAGCCGATTGTCGTACCGGCCCACCGCTCCGTGAAATTTAAACTCAGTAAAGAACTCAAAGAACTACTCAATGATGGAACTGAACTTTAAAACCTACACTGGCACAAAGACCATCAAGGCTGTGCCTATGGAAAAGGCCGAAGCTGAAAAAGTGCTTGGCAAGTCAATAACTCCTGCTACTATGGTGACGGACGGGTATCTGGTAGAATATACTGATGGGTATCGCTCTTGGTCGCCGAAAAATGTGTTTGAAAGTGCTTATCGCATTTCGGAAACTCATGTTGACCGCATGAAAATCGAACTCGCTCACCTCAACGAGTGCATCTGCAAAGCAACAAGGGCAATCAACACCTTTGGCGCAATTTCTGAAGATGAGCGTTGGTTTATCAAAAAGCAGTTGGTGGCAATGCAGGAGTATGCAGACAATCTCCATGACCGCATACGCTGTGCTGTTGAGCCTCGCGTAAGTTCAGACCCCAGCTGTTGTAAGGCAGCAGCAAAGGAAGGAGGTGAGTAATGGCACGGTGGATTGAAGTAAGAGCACGCTATAGCAAGATGCACGAGAACGGCGTGGTCAAGAAAGTTACCGAACCTTACCCGGTTGACGCGCTGTCCTGTACCGAAGCAGAAGCAAGGGTAACTGAGGAGCTAACTCCTTTTGTCAGTGGCGACTTCCGCATCTCATCGGTTGTCACCACCAAAATATCGGAAATCTTTTGGGATGAGCGCGGCGATCGTTTCTATAAAGTCAAGGTCAATTTCATCACTATTGACGCAAAGACCGCAGTTGAAAAGCGAGCAGCCACCTACGTCCTCGTGCAGGCATCCAGCTTCAAGGAGGCTTATAACAATTTCTTGGACGGCATGAAAGGAACTCTGGCCGACTTTGAGATTGAGCAGATTTGCGAGACAAAGATTGTGGACGTTTATAAAGCCAAACTCGGCAATGGCTAAAAGAACGCCGGATAGATTATCCTTGCTTGCTAAGCTTGGATATGAGGTTAAGAGAGACTGGCACGAAGCGTATACCAAAAACAAGTATGGCGCACAGCGTGTCGGCTCTCACGCCTCACGCAAGGAGCACGCCCGCGCCGCCCAGCTCGACCTATGGCAGCGTGCGGGTGTAATCTCCGATCTCCGCGAGCAAGTGCCGTTTGAACTCATCCCCGCACAGTACGCAGACGGCCCAACCGGCCTCAAAGGGAAGCCGGTTCGTGTCTGCATAGAAAAGTCCTGCAAGTATATTGCCGACTTTGTTTATACCGACAACGAAACCGGTAAGACCGTTGTCGAGGATACCAAAGGATTCCGTACCAAAGAATATATAATCAAGCGGAAACTTATGCTCTTTGTGCATGGAATCCGTATAAAAGAAGTTTAATCCACTTAGCTGATCTGTCCGTGGGTTGCGCCTGTATGGAATCTGGCGCGGGGCGTTCGGATAGCTTGCTTTTATTCGAGAAAGTCAGATGGAAAGAGAATCTTTCATTTTTTACAAATCATTCTATGAGGCGACACGCGACCTTCCTAAGGACATACAGCTGGAAGTCTATACGGCCATAATCGAGTATGCGCTGTATGGTAGACTGCCGGAGGACCTGAAGCCAATCGCTAAAGGAATGTTCACACTGATGAAACCCAACATCGATGTGAATAACGCCCGTTATGAGAACGGCAAGCGTGGAGGGCGCCCCAGAAAACAGCGAGCAGCTTCCGCATATTCCCTTACCTATGAACAGGAGGTTCAGAAGATGAGGGCAGACGAGAAGTTCCGGGAAGCTGTATGCCGTGATTACGATATCACCTCTCAGGAATACGACATAAGGCTCTCGCGTTTCCTTGACCAATGCAATGCCGACAAAGGCCGAAAGGGCAAAGATGGCCATAGCAATTATGCTGATAGCCAGAACCATTTGCGCTATTGGATGACCAAGGCATATCATACACAGAAGAACGTGTCACCCCCTCCCTCCGACGACTCCGTGCCGTTCCCCGAAATGGGCGATACGTTCGGAGGCGTAGACTACGACGAACAATAATAACAATACCGTTATGGAAAATACAATAGAAAATACCTCCGGGCTCTCACCGGAGGATATGACCCGCGTCATGGAGAAACGTCGCAGGGAGGAAATCAGTAACGAACACCTGAAGATCAGTAAGGCGCTCGATCAGCTTGGACTTGACATGCATAAGGCTGCCCGTTCATTTCCTGACCTGTCAGACCCCGGCATTTACTCCATGCACGCAAACTTCCTTTGCAACGTGGCCGAAGGTATCGTTCTCGCCCCTCAGCGCCGCAAATTCAATATTGACGATAACAACAGGGAGGTAGTAAGATTCCTCCTGTATTATTTCAATAATTGTCCCCTTGCAGAGCAGGTTTTCCCAGAGAAGCGCTATAAACTCGCTAAGCCACTTCTGATCCGTGGTGAGAAGGGCGTGGGGAAGACATTTCTCATGCAGCTCTTCTCCGAGTATCTGCGACGCACAGGTAACCCCAATTTCTTCTTCAATGTGTCGGTGACAGAGATGGTCAACTATTATACCATCAACAACAATCTCAACCGCTACACCTATAATGACCGCTCCGGGACCAAAGAAGACAATACCTTCGACGGCTGTCGTCCCTCTAATGTATGTCTTAATGATATTGGATTGCAGACACAGACTTTCTTCGGACAGAACACCAAGCAGCTCGTCAGCGAGTTCATCCATGCACGCTACGAGATATGGACCCAGTGGGGACGCCGTGGCCACCTTACCACCAATCTCTCAGTGCAGGCTCTTGCCAAAGAATTCTCCGATGCTTACGGCCGCACTGTCGACCGCTTCAAATCCTACAATATTATAGAGCTTACCGGCGAAAGCCGAAGATAAAAGACTACCACCATGAAAGAAATGACGGCCGAATTTAAGGCCCTGCAAAAACAGATTATCCGGAGCGTTACTGATTCCAGCCTCTCAGAGCAGGAAAAATATGCACTGTTGTCAGGTTGCATCGCACAAGTCGCCAATAGTTATCATCCATGCGATTTCAATGGGATAAGGGAGCGTCTTTCCCTTGTGTGTGATACAATGATGTCAGCTGTGGATGCTGCAGAACGCACGTTCAGTAGATTCATTCGCCATGAAAACAAGTGAAGAAAAAATCACATCACATGTAACAGAAGCAAATCAGAGTGCCGCCCGCGCCTATTGGTGGATAAAAGGGATAGATCGAGACGAAGCCCGACGCCTGGGCCTATCCGAAATGGTGCAGTCTGTGCTCTCGCTCCTTCAGGAGGTCGACAACCTCACAATAGACATTGCAATAACAATAAAACAGAAACTCCAATGACCGACTTGTTATACATCGACCTGTTTTGCGGCGCCGGAGGGACATCCACGGGAATCAACACCGCAAGACTGGACGGCGAGCAATGCGCCAAAGTGATTGCATGCGTCAACCATGACGCCCATGCCATCGCCTCGCACAAGGCCAACCACC